CTGAAATGTTCGCCATGTACCTGCTGCTGTGGTGTTGTCTGTCAGATAGATCTGATATGTTGTACCAGCAGCAGAACTCAAAATCTGAGTACCTGCGGAATCATGCACTGTGTAGGAATAAGCGCCTGGGTTGTTGAACAGAACTGTCTGCCCAACGGACACCTCATTTGCAGGCGGCAACCACAGTTGCTTACTTGCTCCTGTTTGCGTCACATCCATAATGCTTGCAATTAGGTTAACGCCTGTTGACGCCTCCACCGGCCAATTAAAAACCGTGATGGCGTCAGTCAAGTTTACTGAAGCATAAGAAACAACAGTTGACGCTATGTTGGAGCCGCCAAAAATGTTAGTAAAGACAGTCATCGTTATACCTCTTGTCTTGAAGACGAACGGTCAATGACCTTCTTGTCGTCCTCTTGGCTAAGTGCGCTAGCAGCCATTTGATAGAATTGTTGCCACACAGGAATACGCTCATCATTTTTCAAATACGGTGTTGCCTCAAGCAAAGTACCGTACAACAAAACATTGGGTGCAAATTCTGTCAGCCAGTTGGTTTGACTCTCATCATCAAGCAGGGCTGGCAACTCGTAGTACACAATTTCAACAGGGTAAGCGGTGTCAGGAGTAGGCGCAAAGAGCCAATGCTTGTAGTCGTAATCTGTGTAAAAAACAGGGGTTTCTGTTTGAGTTTGGTCAGGCCAGTAAGACCTGCAATACTCATATGAACGACCGTAAATGGTGGTGCGGGAGTTGCTCCCCCCGCCTGTACCAATGTTTATTGACACCGTTTCCCGCCACCTATCTGGCTTTGCCATCACTGCCACATTTGCCTGCATAGTGGTTGTGACTACAGTTTGAAAACCTTGAATCTTCAGGTCACGCGAAATGCGCCGTTCTGCAAGGTTGATAAGTTTGGGAATCTGTGCGTAGACAAGGGGGTCAGTAGCGGCGGAAGCTCCCCGCTCCAAGTAACTGCGAACATCGTCTTTTAAAGACGAAAAGGTCATTGCCTGAGGCATTACACATTCCTTTCAAAATGCGGGCAATCTACCAATGATTTGAAGTTGCCACCCCAACGGTTTTTGGTGTTCAACGACTCCCAATATGCGCCCAAAGGCGAAAGAGTTGCTTTGTCCCAAATTATACGCCCATTTTGAAAAAAATTCAAGTCAATGCCGCATCTTTTCAAATGAATAGAATTCATAGTTTTGGAACGCCCCGTCTTAAAGTAGATGGCCTGCTGTTCTGGTGTACGGGCAAGTTCACCGCCGGTAACTTTAAACCCCTGTTCTGTTGCGTACTGAATTAGTTTGCAGGCATCCAACAGGAATGCTGCTTGTTCGTTAGATAGGCTCATTTTTTCCTCATGTCAGCAAGTTTTTCAATTGTTCTGCCGCCAAAGTACGCCCCCATAATGAGCATCCCCCAATTTCCAAGCAGGGTCACATAGGATTCATTGGCGTTGTACCCATACGCACTCATCATGGCAAACAAGAAGTAACCTAAAAAGATGGCTATAAGGGACATGGGGCGTATGTTTTTGGACAACCATGAATCACTGCTCATATCGGCTTGCCAGCGGTCGGTCACATTGTCTGCGTCACTCTGGGCAGCTTTTGCCAACAAGTCAAGTTCAGCCAATTCCATTTTGGCTTTTTCAATGCCCAATTCTAGCAATCGCTCTTCATGCTCAAATTGAAGCTGGCGTAGCTTGCTGACATCTTCAGGTGTGGGTGCATCAGGAATCTTTACGCCAAGGGTGTTCTCAACCACTTGCTTGCCCTTGGCTTGAATAGCTGATGACAAAAGACCCAAGCCGTTTTCAGCAAGGGTTCCTAGTAAAGATGCAACTATTGGAATCATTGTTTTTCCTTTTTCTCTAAATCTTTCACCAATTTTTCAATTCTTGCCTCTGTTTTCTCTGTCTTCTTTTGCAAGGTCAAAGTGTCAAAGTAGAGCATTGCCATCAACGGAATCACTAGACAAACAAAAAGCATCAACAGCACTGCAACAACTACGGCCCCCGATTCAGATGGATGACGTACATCAAGCCCCATATTTCTAAAATTACCACCAACACCGCTCCCAAGATCAAAGCGTCGTTTTGTAACCTGTCGATCCTTTGTTGACGTTGCCATTTTCTTTTCCGTTCTGCCACTACCTCTTGTTTGATCTCTTCGTCATGCTTTTTTGCAAGCCTTTTAAATTCCGCCTCATACCTTGACCAAACTGCACCCAGCGCCGGGTCTGTGTGGTAAATCAAAAATTCTCTCAACTCAACTGCCTGCCGCTCAAGTTCGATTTGGTTAAACACGTTTTCAAGAGCCTGAGCCTTGAGCGATTTTTCTTTTGGCGGGTCTAGTTCATTTCGTTTGACTTCCTTTTTTACTTCCTCATGCGCCTCAAAGAACTGCCCAATGAACCCTGATATCTCCTTGGTTACTTTGTAGAGGTCAGAGCCTGTGGCTTTGGCATCTTTGTACAGTGCAATCCCTTGCTTGATACCAGCAATGGCGGTAAGGGCAAGGGTAATCGGTTCAATTTCACGCGCCTATGAGTTTGTTGAGCATTGTACCAACAAAGCCTGGTCCTAACAGCACTGCACCAATCACGATGTAGAGCAGGTATTCAATGCGCGTCATGCGCTTGTCACCCTCAGTAAAGGCTTTCTCAATGGCAGCATACCTTTCAGCGCAAACGGCTTCATGCACAGCAAACTCCTTTTCTACTTCATTCATTTACTGGCTCACTTGAGGTGGTCGCAACAACTTCAGGTGCAGGTTCTACAGGCGCTTCCACGACTGGCTCAGGGATAGGCTCGGGGATAGGGCGCAAGTCGCCTCTGTCCCATGCTGTAGTCTCTTGATTCCATGTGTAGAAGTATTCATCCACAGGCATAGCAACAGGTGGATTCCACAGCCATGTGGCAGTGTCCAGCACCCAGTTGTCAAAAGGCTTGGGGGCAATGAAGACATCGTTCACATCGTCATAGGTGTAGCCAATGCCAGCATAGTTGCCACGCAATGGGCGACCTTCTGGGTGTTGGTTGCCAAGGGTGTTGTAGCTGGTTTGAATCCAGCCGTGACCGACTGCACCAGTGTCAATGAAGTCTTGTTCAGCAACAATCACCTGAGTAACGATACCGTTTTCTACTTTTGCAAAATGACTCATGTTTTCTCCTTATCGGGCGTTAGCGTATTTAAAAGGGTTTTCGGCGAAGGCGGCGTAGATGTAGGTTGCGCTACCGTCGTTTATATCTCCAGAGTTTCCACGCAGTTTGAAACCATTGGACAAAATATCTGCAAATGCACCAGAAGTTGAAGTTGATGTGCTTTCTGTGCCGGATGTATTTGGCAATAGTGGATTGTCGGCCACATTAAAATTATCACGGGAAGTATCAAGAATTGACCAGTTGCTTGTAGCAGATGTTTTCTTGAACATCACCCACCTCGGCCTAAACCCAAGGTACACAAACGGCCCGTCAGGGAGGCCATTGCCTGTGTAGCTACCAAATGCAGAATATCCAGCTACTGGTGCAAAGCAGTAGGCTACCATCTGTTGAGAACTGTTTGTTCTATTAAGGGAACCCACAGAAAAAACACTTGAGTTAAATGTAGGAGAGCCTCCATTCCATGCTGTGTTATCTGTTGCCTCTTGGTCACTTCCAGTTGTAGTTTGAAACAGTTTTAGATACTTAGTTGCACCCATACTTGTGTGGTAAACCGCCCCACCAATTGCGCCACTATCCCTGTTTTTAACCATAATCATTGCTGGAGTAGCGTTCAACCCATGCCCAACAGTAGCATTAGCACCTGTGCCTGTATAAGTCACCACGCTAAAGCCAGCAGTAGTATTGGCGCTTACGGTTGATGTGATAGAGCCAGCATTATTGGTTGCGGCTGTACCACCTGCCAACCAATTCCATGCAACATAAGTATCACCAGACTTGTTGTAGTTGTCCCAAGTCGATGTGCCATTTGTGGTTGTAAAGCCACCTGTGTCAAAAGAAGATAACCACCCATAAGATGATTCTGGAGACGCCGCTGGTGTTGGCTCTGCGCCCGTTGAGTTGGATGCAAGAACTTTCCCAGTACCCGCACCTCGTACAGAATCCATCCATTGATGACCAGAACCAGATGTACGAGACTTTTCCCATACTAAGTCTGGTTTAAAGTTTAAACCCGTAATACTTCTAGTTGCACCAGAACTTCCTCCAGTACCAGACCAAAGAAGAACATTAAAAGCAGTACGACCATCAGGAATTGCATATGTTGTTGGCATGGTTGTTCCTTATAGGTTGTATGTGTTTAGGGCAACGAAACCTGTGGGTGGGGTGTAGGTGAATGGGCGTTGGCCGAAGTTAAATGCACCTGCGTTGTTGTCATAAAAACTACCGCCAAAAGCATAAGTATTTGCTGGTATTGAACTTATTGTCGCAACTAAATTTCCTGCGTTGTAAAACTTCAATGTTGAACCATCAAAAGTCATAGCAACTGTTGTACCAGCAGACCAAGTAACGCCAGTAGCACTAATAACAGAACCGTTGTTATAAACATTTCCGTTACTTGAATAACCCCAAGATGTAGCAGAGCCTTCACCAACTGGCTGTGGGAGTGTTACACCCATCGGAACTATTCCGATGAATGAGTTTCCGTTTCCAGTTCCAGTTGTAGAAGTTAATTCAACATACCAAGAACCTGTTGTCAAAGCAAAAGTGCTTCTTACTGTTTTCCAAGATGCACCAGAAGAAGTGACTTGCAAGTTACCATTTGTAATGGATGCACCGAGTGCGTTATCAAGAGGATTAACAACACAGTAGTTTGCCGCTGTCGCACTTGTCAATGTAGGTACATCGGTCATGCTGTCGTATGTCACACCAGCAGTCACGCTGATGTTGTTGGGTGTCCAGTTGTTGCCGTTGCCAGAGTTGTCCTTGCCAATAGCGGCGGCAGTAGCGGCAGAGTTGTCGCTGAAGTTCAGATAGAAGCCGTTTGTGCCATATGTGCCAGCGTACTTTTTAGGTTGCCATACACCTGTTAGGGCGTTAGTTTCTCCGAAACTAGAAGGCGTTAACGCCTGTCCGTCAATGAAGTTGACTTCGGTTAGGTAACCGTCATAGTATTCAGGCTGTGCAAACGTGCCGTTATTCCATGACCAAGCTCCAATAGTATGGAGAACAGCTTGGTTGATTCCGTATGTTGAAGATGTAGAAAGTGAAG